CGGTCAGGTGTTTTCTGGCCCCGGTTATCCCGGCAAGGTTCCCGGCGCAACTGGTGGCCGCACGGCTCACGCTGCTGGCGGGAAGACCAAAGGCAAGGGCAAGACTGCGATCAACATCGTGATCAACGCTGGCAAGGCCGATGATGGCAGCATGATGCCGCCCGCTCCGATGGGTGCCCCCAAGGGAATGCCTATCCCCATGCCGCCTCCGGGCGCTGGGATGCCCCCCGGAGCCGCTCCGCCTATGCCGATGCCACCTCCGGGCCTTATGGGCGCTGGTGGGCCTCCCGGCGCTCCTCCGATGCCTCCCGGTGGCATGCCCCCGATGGGGCGAAAGGCTGGCGGTCGCACCTATCGTTCTTATAAGGACATGGATGCGGGCGCTGGTTCTGGTATGGGCCGTCTGGAGAAGTCCGAGATTGAAGAACACAAGCGCGGTGAGCGTAAGGCCGGTGGCCGCACCTACCGCTCGTACAAGGACATGGACGCTGGCTCTGGCAGTGGTCTTGGACGCCTTGAAAAGACAGAGATCGCGGCTCGCAAGACTGGTATCCAGCGGGCCTAAGTAATTCGCGCTGGCTTTGACCGCCACTGCGAATGACGGTGACAGCCTCGGCCCCCCTCGGGGCTGTCACCACTACTACATTGAGGGGGGACCGCAGGGGGCGGATGTGCAGACGTATTCAGCGTTCTATCAGCATGAGTTAAGCAAACTCATCTTGGAAGAGATCGAACGGCGCAAAGAGCAGCTAGTAACTGCAAGCTCTACGTTTGACTTTCCTGCTTACCGTCACCATGTCGGAATCATAGAAGGGCTTCGCACGGCTTTAGAGCTTTGCGAAGAGGCAGAGCGCGTCGTCAATGGTGGCGACCGTAATCGTTAAGGGGGACTACAATGCCGTATATGTTGATGCACCATGAAGTTGATCCTGTGCAGAAGATCTTAACCGACATCGGTGATCTTTCTACAGTTCAACTTTTCAATAACGAGGTTCTCGTGGGCATCTATCTTCGCCCAGAAAAGACAAAGAGCGGGTTCTTCTTGACGGATCAGCACCGAGACGAGGACCGACATCAGTCAAAAGTTGGTTTGCTATTGAAAGCTGGCCCAAAAGCGTTTGAGCCCAATGCTGAAGGTTGGTTTGAGGGTGAATCGTTTAACTTGAACGACTGGCTTGTCTTCCGCCCTTCGGATGGGTGGCAGATTACCGTTCACGGCGTTCTCTGTCGCGTCTTAAAAGACGTTCAGGTTAAAATGCGCGTCACAAATCCTGATGAAGCTTGGTAAGGAGATAGCGATGAACGATGACAACGAACGGATTCCGGTAGATATTACCCCGGACAAAGCTAATAAGCGCGACAATCTTGATGTTGTTGTGCTTGAAGACGATCAAATTTCATCCAACGCGGATGATTCAGATGATACGGACCCTCATAGAGCCATTGAAACGCTGAAAAAGAAGCTGAAAATGGAGCAAGAGGCCCGTCATGAGGCTGAACAACGCGCCAAACAGGCTGATTTTCAGGCTCGTAGGGCCAGCCATGAGGTAGAAGACACCCAGATGCATCTGGTTGCCAATGCGATTGAGACAATCAAACGCGACAACGAGATCCTGACGGCCAATTATGCTGAATCCATGCGCAACGGCAACTTTGAAGACGCCGCGCGCATCCAAATGGCCTTAAGCCAGAACAGTTCCAACCTCAAACAGCTTGAGGATGGGCATGTTCGCATGCAGGAAGAGGCGCGAAATAAGCCTGCTACGCCTCCAGAGCCACCGCAAGTGCTAAAACCTGAACAGCAGATTGATCAGATCATCGGTCAGGTGTCGAAACCCTCTGCCCAGTGGTTGCGGGACAATCGGGAGCATTTTGCTGATGATAGAACCATCAACAAGATGTTCCGCGCGCATGGTGATGCGGTCGATGACGGTATAGAGCCCGACACGGCAGAGTATTTTCGCTACATCGAAAAGCGTCTTGGCTTCAAGCAGGACGAATATGGAGGGTCACCTATGTCGTCAGCAGCAAAGCCGTCTTCTCGACAATCTCCGCCGCCTTCCGCCCCTGTGAATCGTGATACAGGACGCACAAACGTCGCGCATCTCACAAGGGCGCAGGCAGACACTGCTAAAGCTCTTGGGATGACCGATAAAGAGTACGCCCTGCAAATGATGGCCCTGCAAAAAGAAGGCAGGCTTCCCCACTAAGGAGATTTGTTATGGAAAATGAGAACGAAGTTTCCCGCCGCCGCAGCCGTCCTCTAGAGGGTCTTGCTGCTGCTATACCCCGCGAAGATATGAGGGAACCAGTGAGAGAAGATGACCCACTTGCTCGCGCCGCCAAGCGCGTTGCAGAACTGCGCGGTCACCTTGGAACGCTTGATGAAGGTCAGGATGAGTTCTTCGTTGATCCTTCAATGGTTCCAGAGGGTTGGTCGTATGAATGGAAGCGCCATTTGCTTCTCGGTGCGGAAGACCCGTCCTACAACGTGTCTCTGGCGCGTGAAGGTTGGGAACCTGTGCCTGTGAATCGTGACGCCAAGCACCGCGCCATGATGCCGATGAATTGGTCTGGCGCGCACATTGAGCGCAAAGGCATGATCCTCATGGAGCGTCCCGCTGAAATTGTGGAGGAGATGCGCCTGCTTGAAAAGCGCAAGGCTCGCGATCAGGTCCGCGCTAAGGAAGCCCAGCTTTCTGGAACTCCCGATGGCACATTGACCCGCGATCACCCGCAGGCCAAGCCGCAGATTAAAAAGGGTTGGGCCGCTATTCCCGTCCCTTGATGTAAAGTTTTAAGTTTACAATGCTGTAGGGAGCCGCTGTAACAGGCGGCTCTTTACTTTTGTGATTACCGTGGTAATCTCTGGCCCAGAACCTGTATTGGTTTCTCCTGTCCCCCGGCGTGGACAGATAGCTTCCCCCGGCTTCCGAGTTGCCCCGGTGCGCGACGACGAGCCTCCTGAATAAGGAGATTCCGTCATGGCGAACACTGCCGCCTATAACGGCTTCCAACAGTACAGTGGCACTGGTTCCGCCCCGACCTACGAACAGGTTGCGGTCCAGATTGCCTATAATGCTTCCGCTATTTTCTACGGCGACCCCGTAAACCCTGACGCCAACGGCTATGTCGTTGTTGGCGTTACGACTGGCGCTTCCGCAAACACCCAGATCGCGGGTGTATTTGTCGGCTGCCAGTACCTCTCGGTGTCGCAGAAGCGCACTGTCTGGTCGAACTATTGGCCCGGCTCCGATGTTGCCTCGACCAATGTGGTTACCGGCTACATCATCAATGATCCCAACGCTAAGTTCGTTGCTCAGTTCGGCAACGTCAGCGTCACCCAGTCTTATGTGAACTCGGCTGTCGGCTTCAACATCGGCACTGGGAACACTGCTAACGGCATCTCCGGTGCGTATCTTGCCACTCTCGGCACGACCGACACCACGTTCCCGTTCAAGGTGGTATCTCTCGTCACTGATCCGCCGGGCGTAAATGGCACGGAGTCTGGTGCTTACCAGAAGGCTATCGTGGCATTTAACTTCGTCAGCACCAAGGCCCTTCCGGGCATCTAACAAGGAGTAGGGACTATGGCTGTTAATCTTTCTGCCATCAAAGACCTTCTCCTCCCCGGTCTCCGTGGGGTTGAAGGCAAGTACGAGCAGATCCCGTCGCAGTACGACAAGATCTTCACCAAGCACGATTCCAAGATGGCGCTTGAGCGCACCGCAGAAATGCGTTTCTTGGGTCTCGCCCAGCTTAAGACCGAAGGTGGTCAGACCGCTTTCGACAACGGCGCTGGCGAACGCTACGTCTACAATCAGGAGCATACTGAGATTGCTCTTGGTTACGCCATCACTCGCAAGGCGATTGATGACAACCTCTACAAGACCCAGTTCATGCCTTCGAACCTCGGCCTGATTGAATCGTTCCATCAGACCAAGGAAATCTATGGCGCGAACGTGCTGAACACCGCGACGACCTACAATGCGGCTGTCGGCGGTGACGGCAAGGCCCTCTGCGCCAACGATCATCCGATTGACGGTGGTACTGTTTCGAACATCCCCTCCACCCCTGTGGAACTCAATGAGTCCACTCTGTTGGCTGGCATGATCGCGATCCGTACTGCTTTCAAGGATCAGGCTGGTCTGAAGATCTTCGCCCGTGGTCGCAAGCTTGTGGTTCCCCCGCAGCTTGAGCCGGTTGCTATCCGTCTGACGAAGACTGAACTGCGTCCCGGCACCTCGGACAATGATGTCAATGCGATTATGATGACTGCCGGAGGCCTCTCCGAAGGTTACATGGTCAACGACTTCTTGACCTCCACGAAGGCTTGGTTCTTGCTCACCAACATCGACGGCCTGTCGTATATGGAGCGAGTTAAGTTCGAAAGCGACATGCAAGTGGATTTTGTTACAGACAATCTGCTTGTTAAGGGCTACGAGCGCTACAGCTTCGCGTACTACAACTTCCGCGCGATCTGGGGTTCGTTCCCGACCTAATGCTAAGAGGCGGGGTTCGAAGCCCCGCCTTTCATCTAGGATCATAGTCGCGTTGACCGGCCTAGCGGATACTGCACAAGACAACGCGGCGACTCGTGCAGGAGGTTCCTATGGGAACAAGCACTTTTACCGGACCTATCAAGGCTGGCGATGTTCTTAATACGACGGGCACAACGCCCGGCACGGTTAAGAATGTTGGCTTCGTTATGATGGCGCAGGCTGTTGCCATCACGCAGGCTGGTTCTGCCACTGCCCTCAATACCGGCATCGTCATTCCCGCTTATAGCCACATCGTCAACATTCAAGTGTTGGCAACTGTTGCGTGGAATGGCGCAGCTTCGACCATCAGCCTTGGTACTTCCGCCACTGCCACTGAGCTTGTCTCGGCTGGTTCTATTGCCGCAATTGGTCTTGCTGCATTGACCCCCGGAACTAACGCAACTCGCACGGCTACGTGGTCTAACGTCGGCTCATCTGACGTGATCATTTACGCCCTTTCCGCTAACACGGGAGACGGTGTCGGCGACCTTGTCGTCCGCTACATTCAGGCTGAGAACGCCTAAGCTACAGGAGATTGTCATGAAGGGTAAAGGTCAGCACAAACTTGGGAACCTCTCTCCCGAAGCTATTAACGGCGAGTTTTACGCTGGCGGCAAATCTAATGTTGCTGCTGAAGCTAAGAGCAAGGCTGAAGGCTTCAAGAAGGGCGGCAAGACTGTGAAGATGTCTGGCGATAAGGCCAAGGCTTCTGCGGCTCGCATGCCTCGCAAGGCTGGCGGCAAGGTCATGTCTTCGGCTGCCAGCGGTACGCCGCGCAGCAAGTCTTCTCACTACTAGGATCGTCCTCCCCCGATCTAATGTGAGACTAACGGGGGCCGTGTGCCCCCGTTTTGTTAGGAGGGTTTTATGACTGGTGCTTGGACTCGCAAAGAGGGCAAATCCGCATCTGGTGGGCTTAATGAAAAGGGCCGCGCTTCGTTGAGAGCGCAGGGACATGATATTAAGCGCCCGCAGCCAGAAGGCGGTTCACGGAAAGACAGCTTCTGTGCTAGGATGACCGGGATGAAGCGCAAGCTAACGGGATCTGCAAAGGCTGCCGATCCTGATAGCCGCATCAATAAGTCGCTCAGGAAGTGGGATTGCTGACATGGCCGAGAAACCTTTTTGGGAACAAGACGCCCCAAAGGATGCCAAGGAAAAGCACCTGAGCCGTAAACAGGTTCAGTCGGCTAAGGCTAGTGCCCGCGCGGCTGGCCGTCCTTATCCAAATTTAGTTGATAATGCCGCCGCCGCCCGCAGCAAGGGGAAGTGACATGCAGTATTCCAATCTTACAAAAACTGGGACAGGTCGTAGCGCCATTTGCGTTGTTGACGATTTTCAAACGCCATTCAATATCGGCGTTGCCGTTTCGCTGAGTTCGACCGCGACGTTCACCGTTGAGTATTCTCTTGATAACCCCAACGCTGCTGGCTATTCGGCTGGTTCGGCTACTTGGTTTGTCGCGCCGGGCTTCACATCGGGATCGGCTGCTGTAGGCGGCGCAATCACTATCCCTTGCCGCGCCATCTCATTGAACGTATCTGCTAATGGTGGAACAGTTACTGCTCAGATCGTTCAAGCTGGGCCTGCCTGATGGCGACGAGCAACACCTATTCGTTCAATCCCGGTTTAGGCGAGCTTACGCTCTATGCCTACAACCTGATCGGGATTCGGAACACCGCGCTGCTGCAAGAGCATATGGAAGCCGCTCGCATGGCTTCCAACATGCTTTGCTCGCGCTGGTCAAACATGGGTGTGAACCTTTGGGCGGTTGACCTTGTAACGACCCCGCTAGTTACCGATCAGGCCACCTATACCGTTGACGGCAATACAGTCATGATTTTGGACGCCTACGTCCAGAACGACGACTCTGGCGCAAACATTGACCGCATCATCATGCCGGTAAGCCGCACCGAGTACGCCAGCTATCCTAACAAGGAGCAGCAGGGGTTCCCAACTGTCTACTGGTTTGACCGCCTGATCAGTTCTTCGCGCTCTACGGGCTCCGCAGGGCCTTCTATAACGCTTTGGCCCGTTCCAAACACGGACAACGGCCCGCAGTCGCTGAAATACTATCGGGTGCGGCAGGTTCAGGATTCCGCATTGTCCAATGGACAGACCGTCGAGATCCCCTATCTGTGGCTTGAAGCTTTTGCCTACGGGCTCGCGATGCGGTTGGCCCAGATCTGGAACCCGGCTGCGGTCGCGATGATTAAGCCTATGGCTGATGAATCGTACCAGATCGCTGCAAGTCAGAACAT